GTGAAAACCAATACATTCTTGCAAAGAAAAAACAAGGCAACAACTAGAAAGGTAGGCCATGGATATTTCAAAGTGGAAATCAGTAGCTGTTGAAAAGGATAGTTACTTAATCCTACAAGCGCTTTGTAAACATGGATATCGTAAACCTGGAGCGATGATATCAAAGCTAGTCAATGATATGGTCGCCAAGGTTGCGAAAAAAGAAGGGAAATCAGCAGACAATATGCGAAAGCAGTTGTTGGCTGAAGGCAAGGAACTGAAAGGATAACGATGGATTTAACTACAGGCGAAACATTTATATTGTATGCATTAGTGTCTACAGCATTTTTGTTTTACCTGTGGTGGTCCAATAAATTATGAGAACAATAGCAACAATTACTTTAGCGCTTATTGCAGTTATGTTAATTCATATGGTCGGTACTGCATGAAGTGGCAAACAATCGGATATTATTTTGATGGCAATAAGTCTTACGTGATTTTACAGAATGATCGCGGAGAGACTAAAATGAAGTTGACAAAGCAAGTTTAAATCCTTATTACTGAAGCTGTATTCCAAGTGAGTCCTAAAATGAGAAGCTGGGGCTAAACAGCTTAGTTATCACGAAAAACTACCCGAGAACATTTATTTTAACCTTAACCTTATAGGAAAAATAATATGGCGAAGCAGAGAACTGCTGAAGATGACTGTAATTTATTGCAAGAGGCGTTAACGGATCTTGCGAATGTTAGCCCTACACGGGCTCAATATGATAAATTTACGACTGTGTTGTTTCAGCTGTATGCGGGTAATGAGATGGGCTTAACTTACGGAATGCACGAGTTTTTAGCACGAATCGAGAAAACTTGGAAAACCTCCAGGAAGTCGAAAAAAGCTAAACTTGGGCTTAGAATCGTTAAATAAATTATGTCAGTGGGCTCCCTTATTTTATCCATGTCTCCGCTCACTGGCATAGCTTATGGATGATTTTGAAGACAGTTATTATAATTTCAAGCAAAAAGATGTGGCTGATATGTCTCCAACGGAGAGACATACATTTATGAAATTGGTCTATGAAGATTATAAATTTGTCTTAAAAGAGAAGATGCCTGCGCCTGTTATTAAATATCACCGCGATGTACTCGTCTCACTTATTAAAACTTATGGGCATTAGACTGGCTTCAGACTTTGTCCGAGACCCGGTTTCTAAAGAAGAACGATTATGGAAAGCTGTTATTATTATGGCCTTTGAGGATTGTTTTAACAGGGGTGGTACCAAGGTAGAGGCGTATCGTAAGCAAGATGCTCATGAATGGTTTATCTCGGAGTCTGATGACTTTAAGAATGTGTGTTATATGGCTGAAATAGAGCCTCTGAGGGTGCGTAATCGGTATTTAGAGCTGTTAGAGCTAGGCAAGGTCAAGTTCACGAAATTACAGGCTGAATGGCTTAATTATAGGGATCATTATTCGATGTACCGTGGTGCATTAGACAAAAAGCAACGTCAACGGATCATGGAGCAAATTACACGGATCAGGGAGAAGATTAATAAAAGTGGGGGATAGTTCTAAAAAGATCTTATCCCCCTCAAAAGGATATATATATGATATATATTCCTATATAATCCTATAATCCTTTGCCGTCAAGATCTAACCACATGTGAATAGAACAAAAAGAGGCTTTCGCCTCCTAATCCATGTCATAGATCTCCTGGGTTGATTTGAAAAAAGAAATAACTATTAACTACTCCAGATAGACTACCAAAGTATGTGTCATTCTGTCAACCAGAAATTTCTCTATATAAGATTATTACGACAGAAAAAAAAATAAAAAAAAATATTTCAAAATAACGTCCCTTACGTCCCTTATGGGATAAATAGACTTATTATTAAGCAATACCAACAATAATTGTAAAAAACAATAGTGTCCCTATAGTGTCCCCAGGGACACAAATAACGTCCCTCTTGAGGGAACGCCTTTGGATTTTTTTTAATGTCTATATTTTTTGTCAGAATAATCTTATATAATAAAAATTATGGGTGCTAAACCAAAACACGAATTGACCGTAGACGATCTTACTGCAAAGCAAGAAAAGTTTGCTTATGAATTAGTTGCCAACTGGGGCGTTAAGAACAAGAAAGATATCGTTAAAGAAATATATGGCGAGAAAGGTCAGGAGATGACCGATAGCTCTGCCTCTGCAATTGGGTCAAGATTGACTAATAGAAAAATTAATCCTCATGTCTGTATGTTTATTGATCAATTAAAAAAGGAAGAAGAAAAGAAATACAAAGATAAACTTAGACGTCATAAAAGATTTGAATACTATGCGAACAAGGCTGCAAAGAAAGAACAATATGCATCTGCAATTAATGCTGAGTATCGTAGTGGTCAAATGGAAGGTCTATTCGTAGACAAACAACAAATTTCAGTCACTGGTTTGGAGGGCATGAGTCGTGAAGAGCTTGAGAAAAAACTCGAAGAACTCTCGAAAAAAATCGATGGAGCAAACGCAAAAACCATCGAAGCTAAAATTATTGATTGAAGATAACTTTTGGGAAGAATTTCATAGAGTACATGGAGGGGAGATAAGTACAAATGTCGGAAGTGTCAAAGTTAATACCGAAGAAGATCAAAGTTAGTTTTGCAGATATTGATGTAAAATTTGTTAAAGATCCAAAATTCGATGAAGATAACTTTGGTGAATTTTGTCCGACAGATAATTTAATTAAACTCTCGTTAAATGCTACACCTCAAGATATGGCTAACACTTTACTTCATGAGCTGGTGCATGCAGCCGTGTGGTATGGAGGACTACGAGATGACGGATTTCCGCTAGAAAAAGAAAAGGATGAAGAACATGTTGTTAATGTTTTGACTAATCAACTGTGTCAGATCATGAAAGATAATCCTAAAATATTGACTATCTTAGCAAAGGGTCTATCAAGTCAGAATGGCAGATCAAAAAAGAGAAACAAAGCTGTGGCAAAGAATAAAAAAATACACAAAAAATATACATTTCACAAGAATAGAAAGTAGAACGATCAATGGCATTCCTGATGTCTTTGGATGTCACAAGGGCATATCATTTTGGATGGAATTAAAATCGGATTACGTCAGTTATCCTAAACTTTCTAAATGGCAAATCGCTTGGATAAATAAATATATTGCACATGGTGGTGTGATGATTATCTGCAATCAGACCCTCTTGGAGAGATGTCTCAAACTCTACAGACCTCGTTCCTCGTTCACTGATCCACGCACACTGGTTCCTGATGCAGTGTTAACGGAGCGGGAGCTCCCGCAGCGGATCTCTCGTACCTTGATCAACCTCGTTTCTCGTGCCTAATTAACCAAATGCCTTCCATCCGTGCACTCACTGTCTTCCCGACCGTGCGGTACCAGGTGCTGGTAAACCTCGTACCTCGTTTCAGGACTAACGCCTCACGAACCTTGGGAAAGATGTAAAGGGATACCTGTACCAGCAGCTCAATCCTGGTAAAAAATTTTTTAAATTAGCTCTTGACGGATATCCCAACTACTCTTATATGAGAAACAACAAAGGAGTAATATATGCAAACGTTCAAAGAAATGATTTACGATCGGTTTGACAAAGGGTCAAACGATGAAGATCAATTGAATCCCGAAGAAGTCTTTCGTCATGGAATGGCAAGTGGCTTTAGTGGCTTCATCTATTATAACGAGACGACTGAAATGTTCGACAAGTATGGAGAGGACATTTGGCAGATCCACGAGGATTACGATGCACCGTTCCCTGCTCAAGAAAACAGGACTCTCGTTCAATGGATGAATGCCATGGTATGGAGTGCCGTGGAAATTCTCGCAGGAGTCTACCTGGAAGAGCAGCACCAACAGATGGAAGAAAGGATCAAAGAGGACGCTGCTGGAGGCGACCTGCATGCGAAAAAGATCCTAAGAGAGGTGTAGCTGTATGAAAGAATATCTCGTTTATTATTCAGAACATACGGTTTATGAAAAGAAGTTTAAGGCTGAGGATGCGAAGGCAGCCCTCGCTCAAGCTCGTAAGGAGTTAGAAGACAATTGTTGGGACACCAAGACCTGGGAGACCGGGCACGGCGAAGGTGGTCAGCTGGATGTGGAGGAAGTATGAGACTGATCTCGATAAATAAGTTAGAACATCTCGTTAACCAAGAACCAGTGGCCAAGCACCATCAGCACTTCAAAGAGATGAAGGTCTCGTACCCGGAGGTTTGGTACAAAGCTTGGCTGCAGGAGCTCGTAAAGTACCTGCGGGCGCGGCAGCAGAGGAGGACATCATGTGGGGAATAATGTGGTTCATGGCCCTTTTGCTTTTCCCGAAGTTCTTTCTCGTTCTTCTGTTGGCATTCTCGTTTCTCGTTTTAGGATCATAGAGCTGCTGGTGCAGCAGAAGCTACTAAAGCTCTCCGTCGTACCAGTCCAGTTCCTTTATCTGATAATTTTTTTAAAATAAGGTCTTGTAATCTTATGGGAGTTGTCTTATATAAAAAGAAACTACAACAAAGGAGTATATTATGGGTATGGATTTATATGGATTAAATCCAAAAGGAAAAGTTAAACAACCTAAAGAAGGTGCGCCAGATAATTATGGTGATGTTTGGCACAAAGATTATACGGCATGGCAAGAAGCCGAAGGCACTTACTTTAGGAACAATGTCTGGTGGTGGAGACCATTAGCCGACTATGTAATTAATCATACAGGTTGCGTTGATGAAAAAGACCGTGAGGCGTGGCACTCTAACGGTGGTCACAGGGTATCGGAAGCCGAAGCAAATGTTATAGCCAATCAGCTAGAACACTTATTAAAAACAGGACACACAGAAACCTTCGCACATGATTACGAAGAACAGCGTAAGGAAATGGAAGAGCATAATAATAAAATACAAAAGCTCGAAGATATTCTGCGTGACGAGGTCGGTAAAGATGTAGCGCCTATTGACTATCCTGCCGACAAGAAAGCACAATGGGACGAATTACAAGCCAAGAGGAAATGGGGAGCAAGCTATCCTTTCTCTATCGAGAATGTGAAAGAGTTTATTTCTTTTTGTCGTTGTAGTGGTGGCTTTGAAATATGCTAACCAAAGCCATACTTTGGACGGCGCTAGCAACAACGCTAGCGCCGTTCCTCGGTTTCTCGGTTGTGATGTTCGTATTTTTATATTAACAAAACACTATAAGCAGAAGGGGGTGCGGGAGCAGGACATCACCTTCATAAAAAAATTAATTTATTTTAGGGGTTGTAATATATGGGATATATCTTATATATGTATTAGTCATTAAACACTAACAAAAGGATAAATATGACTAATGCTGTAAAACGATTATCTGAACAGGACAAAAAAATAATTGTCTCTTATGTTCAGTTAAAATCGACAATCAAAAATCTTTCAAAGCAAGTTGAATTAATGAAACCAACTTTGAAAGACATTTTTGAAAAAAGAAAATCAAACTTTGTTGTTGCTCAAAATAAAGACGGTGATGAGTTTGGTATTCAAAAGATTGAAAGAGACTTTAGTATCTTTCAAACTAAAGTGTTCAAGGAACAACAACCAGACATCTATAAGCAATATCTAAAGAAAGATAAGCGAGTAGAATACAAAGCGATTGAAGGTAACAATGACTAATAGGACATCACTTGTAGCACTCAATCAATACCTAGAAAAGATTAAAGATAATAATCAATCTAATCAGGTAGGTAATGTTAATCTTAATCCGCAAGAAGTTAGGGACATGAACTACGAAGTTATGTACTCAGTTCTAATGACAACTTGTGAACAGTTCATTATTAAGAACAATGGCAATCCTATTGCTAATGAATTAAGAGAGGACATTCTTAAAAAGTTTGGACATCTAGTTTCGAAACTAGCTGGATAAACCAGCAATTACCTGGCGGCTTACCAGCCGCCAGGTACTCTACCATCAACTGACGATCCCCACAAATCGAAGGCTCAATATCTAGTACGAATTAAAAACCTTTACACAACATGTAGCGTCGTTGTATAATTTACGATGTTACTTAGCGGTGGTCATATAAAGCAAGTTTGATACACGCACGGAATGCTATTTTTGTATGAATATAAAACACTTATCAGATGATGAAATAAGAGATCTACTCTTAAAGAAACAACTTGAATATATTAAATTATGCCAAGATGATTTCTTAATGTTTGTCCAAGAGATGTGGCCAGATTTTATTTATCGTAAAGACAAAGAAAAATTTGGAGGCTCGAAAGGTCACCACGAAATCATTGCTGATCAATTTCAAAAGATTGCAGATAAAAGTTTAAGGAGGCTCATAGTTAATATGCCTCCTAGACATACAAAATCTGAATTTGCATCTTACTTATTTCCTGCTTGGATCATAGGGAAGTTTCCTAAGATGAAAATTATGCAAGTGTCACACAATGCAGAATTAGCAAGTAGGTTCGGTTCTAAGGTTCGAAATCTAATGGATACTGGAGAGTATAAACAAATCTTTGGTGACGTGAAGCTTCGTGAGGACTCCAAAGCTAAGGGACGTTGGGAAACAAATCATGGTGGAGAATATTTTGCAGCGGGTGTTGGTGGATCTATTACAGGTCGTGGTGCAGATTTACTGATTATCGATGACCCGCACACGGAACAAGATTCATTATCTGATACTGCAATGGAACGAGCATTTGATTGGTATAGCTCAGGTCCCCGTCAACGTTTACAGCCAGGTGGATCGATTGTTGTGGTGATGACACGTTGGGCACAAGATGATTTAACGGGGAGGCTCATCAAAGCACAAAAAGATCCAAAGGCAGATACTTGGCATCAAATCTCTTTTCCAGCGATATTAGAGTCAGGGAATCCTGTCTGGCCAGAATATTGGTCAGAAGAAGAATTAGAAAAAGTTAAAGCTTCCATTTCTGTAAAGAACTGGAACGCACAGTATATGCAAGATCCAACTGCAGAAGAAGGTGCAATTCTTAAACGTGAGTGGTGGAACAGATGGGAAGGTGATGCACCGCCAAGACTGAAACACGTTATCATGTCCGCGGACACCGCATACTCCAAAAAGGAAACAGCAGACTATTCAGCCATTACCGTGTGGGGAGTATTTCAACCAAATGAAGGATACGAAGATAATTTAATATTACTTGATGCCGTTAAAGGAAGATATGATTTTCCTGATCTTAAGAATATTGTTTATGATTATTATAAATACTGGGATGCAGAATCTATTATTATCGAGGCGAAAGCTTCAGGACAACCCCTAATCCATGAATTAAGGCGTATGGGTATTCCTGTCATTGATTTCATACCAAGTAAGGGTAAAGATAAAATTACACGTGCTGCTGCGGTTTCTCCATTATTTGAATCAGGTATGGTCTGGGCTCCAGATGAGCATTGGGCAGATGAAGTGATTGAAGAATGTGCCGCTTTTCCTAATGGTCAATATGATGATTATGTAGACAGTACCACCCAAGCAATGTTAAGATACAGGCAAGGCGGACTGGTCACAACATATCAGGACGAACAAGAAGAATTTAAAGTAGAGAGGGATTACAGATACTATGCCTAAAGACAAAGATGTTTCATATTCTGATTACGGGAGAAGTGGTGTAACTTACACTGACGAAGAAGGTAATCCAATTTCAAAAGAAAAAATGTATGAGGCAGATGAAAGGGAAGATGCTCCTGTTGAATCTATTTTAGAAAAATCAACACGAGATATGATTAAAAGATCTACTGGTGGTTCTATGTCATGCCCTCACAGACCAGATGGTATTAGAGGTGGTGGCGCTGCAATCAAAGGAATGAAATTTACTGGAGTGAAGTAATGTCAGATATCAAACTTATTAAACCCAAAAAGACCTTAACAGCTAGACAGAGAAGAAAGAAAAAGCATGACAGAATTGGAGCAGGTCTAATTGCTGGTTCTGCTTTAGGAATGGGCGCTGCGATAATTAAAGGAACAAAAGATAAAATTGATAAGGCTTATGGAAAAAATAAAGTTGATAAGAAAAAAATAGGCGGAAGTATGTTAATAGATCCCAAATTTAAGAAAACACCTAAGAATAGAAAAAAAGATCAATTTAAGGATTCAGATGCTTCACCTGCAAGCCTTTTAGCATTTCCTGCAACTGCGCCTATGATGTATGGAATGGGGAAGCTTCGTGACTACAAAGATAAAAAGAAAAAAGAATCCAAAAAAGCATCACCTGAAATTAAAGCAGAAGGTGCTAAGAAAGGACAAATGATAAAACTCAGAGGCGGAGGAGCTGCTATAAGAGGTACAAACTTTAAAGGAGTATTTTAATGTTAAAAGGTAAACAAAAAAAATTAGATAAAAACAACAACGGCAGAATCGATGCCGAAGATTTTAAAATTTTACAAGGCTCAAAAAAAGGAATGAGAATGGGCGGCATGATGGGTTATGGTGCTGCGAGAAAATCAGGCATGGGTCTTCAAGATGAGTCTATGAAACCTGGTAAAACGATGAAAGCAAGAAAAGGTAGATTAGCAGAATATGAAAAAGGTTTTGATGTCGATCCATTAGTAAGATCAGGAAAAATGTCTAGATCAACTGCAGATGCAATGGACACTGGACTAAATGCTGCTATGGGTATTACAGGAGCTGCGGGAGCAGGATTAGTTTACAAAGCTCTTTCAAGCGCAAAAAAAGCAGCCAAGAAAAAAGAGATGAAGAAAAAATCTAAAAAGATGACAGCGTCTGAAGGCTCTTTCAAAAAAGGAAAAATGATTAAAGCTAGATCAGGTAAATCAGTAGATAAAAAAGATTTCATGAAAAGAAGATTAGAGGTTGGTTCTTTAAAATCTGTCGTTGATGTAATGAGAGATGTTAAAAGAGGACAAAAAAATCCATCATCAGTTTTGAAAAAAGCTAAAGGCGGAATGCTAAAAGCTAGATCAGGTAAACTTGCTGAGTCTATGAAAAAGCTTAGAGAGAAAGCTTACGAAAAATCTGGAAAGAAGATGAAAGGTGTAGGTAGATATGGAAAGGATGAATACATGATCCAGAAAAAATTACCAGGCATGAGAACAGGTAAAGCGGTAGATACTTTAAAAGTTATTCCAACTGTTAAAGGTAAAAAACAAATCGCGAAAGATTTTAGTCCATCAAGAATTAACAAGAAGACTAATAAATACAAAGATTATAAATAGGGGGTCCAATGGCACGTGGCCTCGGTTCGTTATTCAAGTTCTTTCGAAGAGGGACAAAGAAAATTGATGAGCCAACTCCACAGTCGGTAGATGAGGCTGTTGTAGTTGGTAAACAAGATCCAAGTGTTCCCATTAAAACTCCAGCTGTTGTTGCAAAACCACCTGTAAAACTTGAGCCATTACAAAATAAATATACTGGCCCGTTACAAATGGGCGATGCCACGACTCGTCCACAATTTGGCTCGCAAACCTATGACTGGATCACGGCCAAGGGACCAGGAAAATTTACTTCAGATGAATGGATCGATCATTTACTTGATGTTAAGAAAAAAGAAATACGAGGTCCTTTTGGTGGAACGTATAAAGAAACGATTATTAATCCAAGACAATTTGAGTACGGTAAAAATTATAATGGAATGAATTTATTCAATGAAACGTTTCCTGGTAACAATCGAGGAAGAGTTCATTTAGAAGAACTATTTGATTCAGGGATTGCAGGTTTTGATAAGAAGGGAAATCTTACTTCAGGAATATTGTTTGCTGCGAAACAAGCAAACTTAAGATTAACTGCGGATGATCTTACCAGTCTGATTAAAAACTCACCAGTAAACAGATTACAAACGGTGATCTATCAATCATCGCCTCAGCCAAAAGCAGCGAAGGCTATTCAAGATATCTCAGCAGACTTTGGTAACAAAACAATTAATTTAAAAACAACTTTAACTCCTGATGTTCGTGAAGGAGCGGAAGCATCCATAAGACAAGCAAAAAGAAGAATGAACGAACTATTTAGAAATGATACGATGCGAGCAGGTGAGTTTAAAGAAACCATGGAATTTGCACGTGATGATTTATTATACTTGAGAGATAAAGTAACTCCTGCATCATCTGCAAGAATCAATCAAACGATTGGTAAGTTAGATGAAGAGATTAAAGCCATGAAAGATTTTAGAAGAGTGGAAAATCAGTTCCAAGAAAACTATACCTTAGCAGGTGGTGATAATTACAGAGAGATGGTTGTGAAAATGCCAGGACCTATTGAAAGAAACTTAGAGCCACTTAAAACTTATGGTCACTATTCTAAAGAAGCAAACCCAGTTTACTTTTCAAGATTTGATACCAGGTATACACAAGACGGTAAGAAAGTTTTATTTATTCATGATGTGCAATCTGATGCAAACCAATCATTAGCAAAACAAATCAGAAGATTAGGTCAAACAGGATTGGAAGGCACAGTAGAATCAACAAGACGTAATCCTTATGCAGAGGAAGTCGCATTCGGATATTTAGCAAATGCGAAGAAACAACTTTTAGATAAATTAGTGAAAATGGATCCAACGGATCTTGGTGCACAAAGAGGTATCGCAGCACAGATTAAACAGATAGATAAGGCAACAAGATTTAAAAAACAGTCCTATTCAGAAAAGATGGATAGAAACTACATGCCGTTTTTAGATTCGTCACAGTATGGTAATCATGCACTTCGTATGCATATGAAACGTGCGGCAGATGAAGGATATGACTATGTAGCGATTGCACCATACGAAAAGGTTGCGATTAGAATGCACTCTGGTCCTAAACCAGGTAATGAAAGATTTTATGGATCCGCTTACGGTAAAGGTATTGAAGGTAAAGGTGAAGGCTTAATGCCAAAGCTAATGAAGCAGAATGCAAAATTTCATGGATCAAATGCAGGGACAATTAAAGTTGCATATTCAGATCCAAAAAAACCATACAAAGTGATTACTGAAAAAAGAATGTCAGGAGCAGGAGCAAAACCAGATTTTGAAACAAAACGTACTAAAGCGTTCTTTGAGCACAAAGAAGCATATGCGAGAGAAGCGGATGCACCAGGAAATGCGGTATATGTAGCACCTGAAGATCCAAGCTTGTATTTTGATGCGTTTGCTATAAAAGTAACTCCATCAATGAGAGGACCTGTTCAATCATATAGCACTGGTGGATTAGCAGTAGATATATTTAAAACCTTATAGTAGGATAAACAAATGGCAGTAATAGAGAAAAATAACGAAGAGATCACAGAAGAAGAAATTAGAGTAGAGCAAGAACCTGAAGGTATACCTGATAACGTTGAAGTTGTTGAAGAAGGTATGGAAGAAGAGGTTACTGAAGAATCTAATTTTGCCGCGAACTTAGCAGATGAAATAAGTGAGGAAGTTCTAGAAAGCATAGGAAGTGATCTTATTACAGAATTTAAAAAAGACAGAGAGTCTAGAAAAGACTGGGAAGATACTTACGCAAAAAGTTTAGAACTACTTGGTGTAAAATATAATACAAGAAACAGACCTTTCAAAGGAGCTGCTGGTGTTACACATCCACTATTAGCAGAAGCGGTAACTCAGTTTCAAGCACAAGCTTACAAAGAATTATTACCAAGTGATGGTCCTGTCAATTCACAGATTGTTGGAGTAGTAACTCCTGAAAGAGAAAATCAAAAAGATCGTGTTAAAGAATACATGAACTACATGGTCACAGAAAAAATGGAAGAGTTTACAACAGACATGGATCAAATGTTATTCTATCTTCCTTTATCAGGATCTACATTCAAAAAAGTTTATTACGATGAAGTTTTGGAAAGAGCAGTATCTAAATTTATCCCTGCTACAGATTTAGTTGTTCCTTACTATGCATCAGATTTAAACGATGCAGAAAGAATAACTCATGTCATGAACATGACAGAAAATGAAATTTATAAAAAAATGAAACTTGGCTTGTATCGTGATGTAAGATTACAAGAACAACAAGAAACTCAAACAAGAACTCAACAAGCGATAGATAAACTTGAAGGATTAAAACCTGCAGGAAGTGATATGGGTTACTCTGTATTAGAGATGCATGTTGATTTAGACCTTGAAGAATATTTAGGCGATGCAGATAGAGAAGCAAGAAATGTAAAAGTTCCTTACATTGTCACGGTGGTTGAGAACACTGGACAGGTATTATCGATTTATAGAAACTATAGAGCAGATGATTCAAGATACAGAAGAATCGAATACTTTGTACATTACAAATTTTTACCTGGATTAGGATTTTATGGCTTTGGTTTAACACATATGATCGGTGGTCTATCAAGAACAGCTACCGAAGCATTAAGACAACTACTTGATGCAGGCACATTATCAAATCTACCTGCTGGATTTAAGTCACGAGGCATGAGAGTTAGAGATGATGACCAGCCAATTCAGCCCGGAGAGTTCAGAGATGTTGATGCACCAGGTGGAAATATTAAAGATCAGTTTCAATTATTGCCATTTAAAGAACCAAGTACAACTTTATTCAACCTTTTAGGCTTTGTTGTACAAGCAGGACAGAAATTTGCAGCGATTACGAATATGGATACAGGTAATGATATGCAAAATAGAGCTGTTGGAACAACAATTGCACTCTTAGAACGTGGTTCAAGAGTGATGAGTGCCATTCACAAGCGTTGTTACTACGGTTTAAGGATGGAATTTAAGATTTTAGCAAGAATTTTTGGTGAATCTTTACCTCAAGAGTACCCATATGACGTTTATGGCGGCGAAAGATTGATTAAATCAGTAGATTTTGACGGAAGAGTCGATGTTATACCAACTGCAGATCCAAATATTC